CGTTTAACGGACCTGTTGGCACTACGACAGCGGCTGCTGGTGCTTTCACTACTTTGTCAGCATCCTCTACAGTATCAGGCACAGGCTTCTCAACTTACCTAGCAAGCCCTCCTGCTATTGGCGGTACAGCGGCTGCGGCTGGTTCATTTACAACTCTAAGCGCTTCTGGCAATGTAACCCTCTCTGGAGGTACTGCTAACGGAGTAGCGTATTTAAACGGCTCTAAGGTTGTTACAAGCGGTTCTGTCCTCACATTTGATGGAGCAATCCTTGGTGTGAATGGAATTTCTGTTGGTCGTGGTGCGGGTGCTGTGGCAGATAACACTGCGGTTGGTGCTAGTGCTTTGGCTGGCTCAAATAGTGGAACTGGGTATAACACAGCAATAGGTTCTACCGCTTTAACTGCAAACTCAACAGGCAATCAGAATACTGCTATAGGTGCTGTAAGTTTGGCGGCAAATACAACTGGTTCTACTAATGTTGCGGTTGGTGTTCAGGCACTTAGATTTAATACCACAGCTTCTTTTAACACCGCTGTTGGTTACCAATCTGGGTACAGCACCACAACTGGCACAAGCAACACCGCTATGGGCTATTTGTCTTTATACACAAATACCACTGGGGCTGTTAATACTGCTGTTGGTCAGTATGCGTTAAGGTATTCCACAGGCGATTACAACACTGCATTTGGAGAGAACGCTGGGCGTGGTACAAGCGGTTCATTTACTGGTTCTGGTAATTTGACTATTGGCACATCAACAGGTCTTAACCTTACAACTGGCAATAACAATACTTTTGTTGGTGGAGTAAATTCCAACAATTATTTAAATGCTGGCAGTTCAACAACCACAGGCTCATTCAACTCATTTATTGGTGGCAACTCTGGTTCTGGAAACACCACAGGCTCAAACAATGTAGCCTTGGGATGGCAGTCTCTCCAAGCCAACACCACAGCATCTAACCTAACTGCTGTAGGTTATCAGGCTATGTACAGCAACACGACAGGAGCGGCAAATACCGCTGTTGGTCAAGGTGCTTTGTATGCAAATACAACTGGCGGTTCAAACACAGCCATTGGTCAAAACTCATTATTGGCAAATACAACTGGCATAAACAATACTGCTCTTGGCACTTCCTTGTTGTCTAACACAACAGGCGGTAGCAACAGCGCTGGTGGTTATATTGCTTTGTATTCCAATACAACAGGGTCAAACAATACGGCTTTTGGACAAGAAGCATTACGCCAAAACACGACAGCCTCCAACAACACGGCTATAGGTTATCAGGCGGGTTATACAAACCAAACAGGCGAGGGTTTAGTTGCCATTGGTGCTTTGGCGGCATACAACAGCACTGCGGGTCAAAACATAGCAATCGGTCAATCTGCACTGTATGCAACTACGACAGGAACTGGAAATGTAGCAATTGGGCCAATTGCAACTTATGGCTCTATGCGGTTTAACACCACTGGCTCATACAACACAGCATTGGGCGCTGCCTCACTTCAATCCAACACCACAGCTTCATACAACACTGCTGTGGGCTATCAAGCTAGTTACAGCAACACAACGGGTTATAACAATACTGCTTTCGGCTATCAGGCTGGATACAGCATGGTGTCTGGTACAAACAATACATTTATTGGACATTCCGCTGGGCAATTATCAACTGGCAACGAAAATACTTTTGTTGGTGAATATGTTGGTTACAACACAACTGGCTCAAGCAATACATTCATTGGTAGAGGAAACAATTTAGCAGCAGGTTACCTTGTAACTACAGGCTCAAAAAATACCATCATTGGCGCTTACGATGGAAACTCTGGTGGTTTAGACATTCGCACATCAAGCAACTACATTGTGCTGTCTGATGGGGATGGAAATCCACGATTGGTTGGCGACCCATCTGGCAACATTTATGTTGGAAATGTTAGTTCTGGCGGTCAAAGCGGTATTTCATTCCTTAGAGGCGCAAACAACAACGAAAACCGCATTGAAGTTTGTCACGGCTTTGGTGTTTCATCAGGCGTTTTTTATGCAGAGTTTTTGTATGCCACAGGAAGAATTGGATCAATTACTCAAAACGGCACAACCGCTGTTGCTTACAACACTTCATCTGACTACCGACTGAAAGAGTCAATTGCACCAATGACAGGCGCATTGGCTAAAGTCGCATTGCTCAAGCCTTGCACATACAAATGGAAGTCTGATGGCTCTGATGGTGAAGGCTTCATTGCTCACGAGTTAGCTGAAGTTTGCCCTCATGCTGTGACTGGTGAGAAGGATGCTGTAGATGAAAATGGAAAAATTAAACCGCAAGGTATTGATACATCATTCTTGGTGGCTACATTGACAGCCGCTATCCAAGAACTCAAAGCAGAATTTGATGCCTACAAAGCATCTCACCCTTAATTAACTGAAAGGAAAATCATGTCTGAAATCATTGAACAACCAACCGCAGAAGAAATTGCACGCCACTACAGCGCAGCAATGGACTCAGTAAACCTGATTAACGCAGGACAACCAGAAGGCATGTCAGATGCTGATTGGGCTGATACTGTTGCTCGTAACAAAGAGCATTTGAAGATCATGCTTGCTAAAGACTTTTGGACAACACAAGACTTGTCTGCAATTCGTTCAGCATCAGCTTAAACGAGAAGCCATCACTCGATCTTGATGGCACACTAGGAGAAAATCATGGGCAACAACACAAAAACCCCATTGACGATTGACGGAGTAGAGTACCAGTTTGAGGATATGACTCCTGAACAACAGGTACTAATCAACCATGTTGCAGACCTTGACCGAAAGTTAGCGTCTGCAAAATTCAATGCCGATCAGCTTCAAGTTGGTCGTGACGCTTTTTTCACAATGTTGAAGCAATCTCTAAGTACAGTAACGGATGTAGAGGCAAAGTAAATGGACAATCACACCACAGAAGTAGCATCAGCAGTCGCTACTAAAGCATCTTCCGTGGCTACCTATGGTGGCGCAGGGAGTGCCGTATTCTTTGGTTTATCAGCCAATGAGTTCGGTGCTTTATGTGGTGTGGTTATCGGCTTGATTGGTCTTGTCGCAAACATCTACTTTAAATATCAGCATTTGCAAGTGGCGAAAAAAGAGTCTGGTTGGTATAACGAATGACTTGGATACTTGTATTGGCTTTACAAGCTGAATACAGGTGTGTAAGGTGGTCATGGACAGGTGATGTTTATAACCGCAAGGTAATATGCCTTGAATGGAAAAAGGTAGTAAAGCGATGATTCCTCTCGACCCCATATCTGCTTTAAATGGGCTACAAAGCGCCATTTCGATGGTCAAGAAGGCGAGTAAGGTCGCCAATGATTTAGGCTCTCTAGCGCCCATGCTAGGCAAGATGTTTGACGCTAAGAGTCAAGCAACTAGAGCGATGATTCAAGCTAAGAACTCTAAGAAGGGTTCTAACATGGGTGCGGCTCTACAGATTGAGATGGCACTAGAGCAAGCCAGAGCCTTTGAGGAAGAACTCAAGATGCTCTTTATGCAGACAGGAAAGATTGATGTCTGGAACAAGATCAAAGAGCGTCAAGCAGAGATGGACAGAGATGATGCCAAGGAAGTGGCTGCTCTAAAAGCCGCAGATAAGAAAGCCAGAGAGCGAGAGGAAGAAATGCAAGAATGGGCAATCATTATTGGTGGCATTGTCTTTGTTTTGTTTCTCGTATTTATTGGCATCAACGAATTGATGAGTCTGTGTCCTAAAGGTGGATGTGGAAGATGAACGAGTACCAGAAACAGTTTGACATGTTTCTAAAGGTGTTCATTTATGGGTGTGTTGCTTGGTGGTTTCTAGGCTTTTTAAAGTTCTTACCTGATGACTTATCAGACAAGATTGTTAAACTTTTATTGGGAAAGATTGGGTTATGAGAGTAACAACTTACCAACAAAATGCCAAGATGTTGTCAGAGGCTTACCGAGTGATACACCAACAGAATATGCAAAGACTTGCAGAACTCAACAGACAAGCAGAACAACAGCAGAAGTGCCAAGAGATAAAGACTCAATGGATTAAAGCTGGTCAAGTGGATGTAATGGCATGAGATATTTATTGTTGTTATTGTTGTTGACAGGCTGTGAAGATCGTTACAGATACTTTTGTCAAAACCCTGATAACTTTGTCCATCCAAACTGTCAGAAACCTAAGTGCCAATTTACCCAGACTTGCCCAGAGTATTTGGTAGCCCCTATTCTTGAAAAAAAGGTTAACGATGTCCAAGAAACAAAGACCAACAATTGAGGAAGTAGAAACCTATGTCTGGGGCTTTGTGGTCATTATGGTCACATTGATT